CTCAACGGGAAAGCAGAGAGCCGACCCCATAGACGCGAACTTGGCCAAGCGAATTACGCCATGGCCAGGTACGTCAGCCTTCCGGCTTCGTGACGCATCAAAACCCGCTGTTACCAGAGGGTAATGAGTCGTCATTAACCGTACGAGCTGATTGGAAACACGGTCGGACGCTTCACTCAAATCGAGTGTCGCTAAGGATCCATCACAGGATCCGAACTGCGCCAGGTACTGATTTCGTGCCTGTTCGCGGAACCCGACGAGCTTCGAAAGAAGGTCATCCCTTTCGATCGCTCCCACGAGTGACTCAGCCAGCCCCTGCTGCACATACTGCATGCAGGTAGGTTCGACTGCTATCACTCGCGGTGTTTTCAACGTTTTAGGAACCGAGATAACTTTAACAGGTATCTCGTCTTCAGGGTCCAGCCATGTAACCGGAGGTGAGTCATAATCATAATGACTCCAACTCGGAAAGAGGAACTCTCCTGCATAGAAGGGTACCTCCTCCAAGCGCCTGGTCCAGAGCCGCTGATTGTACTTATCGTTTCCGATAAGGCCATCAGCAGTTGAACCAGGACCATGTTTGGGAACGATCCTGCCTTCGTCAATATCTCTATTGACTTTGTCAAGAACGCCACCCCAAACCCGAGTGGCCATACTCACAAACTCCTGCTTATCAGCAAGAGAGAGCTTCTGGTCATTCTGCCGGACTGACTGTTCGCACTCCAAGTACTTAGACATTGCCGCATCAACCCTTGCTTGAGTGCAAGGGAGCTCAATCTTTCCAAACAGTAAAGTAACCTGTCGGACAGATTGAATAGCGTCAACGTTTGGTTCCTGGAGCAGCAAACCATTGTTTGGATTGAACACTTGACTGGTAAAACCCGATAAAAACTTCGGGAGATACCCGGTCTTCGCATAACCAGCGAAGTCCGTTGAGTCTACCTTTCCTCGTGCGAGACCTTTTTGGAGGTCTCTACAGAAGTCAGGTAAGGCTATCGTCAAAAACGATAGACCCTCATGTTCAACCCGCGCCGTGACCGTTTTTAGGTCACGGTTGGTGCTAGTGCAGCATCTGATACCCGCATCAGCGAGTACCGTACGTATAAGCAACAAATGGCTTTGCATCCTGTCCCTCCTTAAGAAGGGTTTAAGGAATCCATTGCCATGACCTTGCTTACCGCATGCCAGTGCCTAGGTCAGTTCTCACCTCCGAGGAGTTGAGTGACCTTGGCGCCCGAAGACGCGTCGAGATAGTCAACAAGACCATCTACGACGAGCTTCTGCTCGGCCACTGTGTACCCGAATTGCGG